TGCACGAATGATAATACAAAGGAGAAACAAAATGACTGAACTTGAAGACCTGAAAGCTGCTCGTGATGCTGCCCGTGATGCTGCTAATGCTGCTCGTGCTGCTGAGAAAGTTGCACGGCTGATAATGTTGCTAATGCTGCTTGGTACGGTGCTAATGCTGCTAAACTAAAGAAGCAAAAGGAGAAGCAGAATGAATTGGAATTATCAACTAATGAAGCACACAGAACCTGACGGTAAGGTCTGGTATGCAGTGCATGAGGGCTACGGTTCATTTGGATACACCGTGGAGCCTGTAATGGTCACGGGGGAAGACAAAGAGGACGTCAAGTGGCTTCTAGAAACTGTATTAAAAGACATTAAGAAACATGGAGTAAAAGACTATGAGTGACTACCGAGTAGACGCAGTGTCTAAAGAAGACTGGGCTGAACGAGCATGGATTGCAGAAGACAAACTCTCCTTACTTTTAGATAACCTCATTACATTGAAGGCTAGACTGAAGAAGTGGGACAACCAGGATTACGTGTATTCATACGTAAACGCCATGCTACAAGAACTAGAGGAGTACCACTAATGTTTACGGTAGAGTTTGAGGCTGATGCTTCTATCATCACTACACTAGACCAACAAGACGCCTTCGAGGATGTTGAGATGGTCTTAGCTGACGATGGTACGATCTATATCAGGCAGTTCGATGAACAGTTAGAAGAGTTTCAAATGATCTACATGAGTGCTCAACAGTGGCTCGACCTTATCACTGCCTACCAATCACCTGAGGGTGCATACGTATTACAGATCGACTACACAACATGACACCCCAGGATTACATTGTAATAGCCAACCTAGTTGTCAGTCTTTACTTATCTTGGAGAGTGTATGAATTACAGGATGACCTTGACAAACTGGGTCAGTTCTCTGTAGAGTCTATCCAAGCACTGGCTCAAGCAATAGATGAAATAGAGGAGACACTAGATGACCAAGACGATTAACACATTAGTCGAGGATATGTACGATGTAATCGAAGGTAAGGGTGGGTGGACAGATGCTATCGGCTCCCTCATGGGTGAAGGTATTGCTACTGTTGCCAACCAACGGTTCGGTAAGCCACAAGAACCACGAGGCTACCTGTCCCTGTCAGGTATTGGCTCACCATGTCAACGTAAGCTATGGTACAAGATCAACAGGACCAATGATGCCGATAAGCTACAGCCTAACACACTACTGAAGTTCTTCTTCGGAGACATGATCGAAGAGCTGGCCCTGTCTGTTGCTGTAGCAGCTGGCCATAAGGTCGAGGGTATGCAGGACCGTCTTGACGTACATGGTATCAAGGGTCACCGAGATGCTGTGATTGATGGCATGACAGTTGACGTTAAGTCTGCCTCCCCCTTCGCCTTCAAGAAGTTTAAGGAAGGTAACCTACGTGACGACGATCCATTTGGTTACATCTCCCAGCTATCCTCCTACGTCTACGCAGCCAAGGATGATCCTCTTGTAACTAACAAGACAGCTGGTGCCTTCCTAGTTATCGACAAGGTTAACGGCCACATCTGCCTTGATGTCTATGACTTCGAAGAGGAGCTGAAGACTAAAGAGCAAGAGATGTTAGCAGCTAAGGAGATGGTGGCTGGCCCTATGCCTGAGTATCGTATCCCTCCCATCCCCCAGTCTAAGACAAGCCCTAACACCAAGCTCGACATGACATGCAGCTACTGTGAGTTCAACAAGATCTGCTGGCCTGAGGTACGTACCTTCCTCTACAGCACAGGCCCCCTCCACTTGGTTGATGTAGTCACTGAGCCACGTACAGTTGAGGTTGGAAGAGATGGCAACTAATAAGTTCTACGGTATGAAGCATGGGTATCGGTCTGGTTTAGAGGACCGAGTATCCCAACAACTCAAGAAGCTTTCAGTCCCTGTCAAGTATGAAGAGCTTAAGATCAAGTATGAGGTACATGACTTCCGAACCTACACACCTGACTTCGAACTTCCCAATGGTATCATCATAGAAACCAAAGGGAGGTTCGTACTGGACGATAGAAAGAAACACCTTCTAATAAAAAAGCAACACCCAGACCTTGACATTCGTTTCGTATTCTCTAACTCTAAGGCTAAGATCAACAAGGGTTCCAAGACTACCTACGGTATGTGGTGTGACAAGAACGGGTTCCTTTACGCAGACAAACTAATCCCTGAGGAGTGGATCAAATGGCGGTGATAGAAGTTCATAAGTTTATTGAAGGACCATTTGAATTAGGTGACGAGACGTGGTATAATTTGTGTCTTGCTCTGTTGCCAGATGATGATTGGGCTGAGGTAGAGATATACTACTCAAGCTTTGACGCAGCATACGAGGACTCTATCAGAATTAATCGTAGCCCTTACCCCTTGGAGGTTGATGACGGATGTTTGATTTCGAATCTAAACTAAGAGCACTCGTAGAGAACTACGGTCTGATGCTCTTGCTCGAACAGAATGAAATCACAGAAGAGTTTGTAGTTAGGTTCTTGATTGACGAAGGTCTCGTGGACTTTGAGGACTACATAAATGTTGATGAAGAAATGGAAGAATGGAAAAGGATTGAAGAATGAATATGAGTTACGTTGAACCCTACACAGCACAGGACTACAGCCTATGGGTCGAGGACAAGATCGTTACTGAAGGACAGACACGTCTAGTAGAGAATGTCCTTGGTCTTGTAGGCGAGGCTGGTGAGGTAGCTGAGAAGATCAAGAAACAAATCAGGGATGGCTCTCGTGTCTCTAACGAAGAGATCGTCAAGGAGTTAGGTGATGTTGTCTTCTATGCTACAGCACTAGCCAACTACTTAGGTTATGACCTACAAGAAGTACTTGACCGCAACATTGATAAGCTTGACAGTCGTGAGGCACGAGGTGTAATCAAAGGTTCAGGTGATAACAGATGACCAACTATCTCTGGAGACTTACCAACTACCTGACTACACGAGCTGAACATCGACGTGTGATTAAAGAACTGAACAGACTTACTGATGCTGAGCTAAAAGACATTGGCATTAACCGTTGTGACATTGACCGCCTTGTGTGGTTGCCAGAAGATAAACAAGAAAGAGGCAATAAATAATGAAGAACTACCAAGAGTTTTCTACCCGTGCTAATGTGGTGACACGGCGTACGTATAACCGTCCTAAAGAGGATGGCACCTTCGAGTCATGGGCTGAGACAGTTGACCGTGTTGTTGAGCACCAGCAGTGGCTCTGGGAACGTGCTAAGGGTAACACCCTCGACATGCTAGAGATCGTTGAGCTTGATACACTTCGTACACTTATGATGGAACGTAAGGCTACAGTATCAGGTCGTACTCTTTGGCTTGGTGGTACTAAGGTATCCAAGACACGAGAAGCATCCCAGTTCAACTGTTCCTTTGGTCGTGTTGAAACTGTCCATGACATCGTAGATGCTATGTGGCTGTTGCTTCAAGGGTGTGGTGTAGGCTTCGAACCAGTTGTTGGTACACTCAATGGCTTTGCTAAGAAGCTAGACGTGAAGATCATTCGTTCTGCTAAGGTCTTGGGTGAAGCCAAGGGCTGTCCTAGCAACCAGTCATGGACATCTGTAGACGAGGAAGGCAAGAAGACATACCACCTCAAGATTGGTGATAGTGCTGAGGCTTGGGCTAAGTCAGCAGGTAAACTGTTTGCTATGAAGGATGCTGTAGATGTATTGGTACTGGACTTTACTGAGGTACGTGCAGCTGGTGAACGCCTCAAGGGTTACGGTTGGATTAGCTCAGGCGATGCCACTGTTACTGTAGCATTCCAACGCATCTGTGACTTGATGAATGATCGTGCAGGTCAGTTGCTTACACGTATCGACATCCTTGATGTGCTTAACCACCTTGGTACTACACTGTCCTCTCGTCGTTCTGCTGAGATTGCTTTGATGCCAGTGTCTGACCCTGAAGTAGATGCCTTCATCTCAGCTAAGAAAGACTTCTGGTTACATGGCAACGAACATCGGCAACAATCCAACAACTCTATCGTCTTCCACAAGAAGCCAACCAAGTGGGAACTGTCTTACATCTTCGACAAGATGGTTGAGGCTGGTGGTTCTGAGCCTGGTTTCATTAACGCAGAGAGTGCAAAGAAACGTGCACCACACTTTAAAGGTGTAAATCCTTGCGCAGAGATCCTCTTGGGTAACAAGTCCTTCTGTAACCTAGTCGAGGTTGACTGGGGTAAATACCTTACTGACTTCGGTGGACTACAGGAGGCTATTGAGATTGTAGCTCGTGCTAACTACCGCCAGACATGTGTGAACCTAGACGATGGTGTGTTGCAGCGTTCATGGCATGAGCTTAACGAGTTCCTACGTCTCTGTGGTGTAGGTGCTACAGGTATTGTTAAGTTCTTGGATCACCACACAGGTGCAAGCAACATCGAGGCTATGCTACAGGCTCTGCGTTCTTCTGCTAAGAAGGGTGCTAACTCTATGGCT